TACAAAGAAGAAGAAGTCGGGCGTTAATGCGGCTGGTAATTATACTAAGCCTACTATGCGCAAGTCTCTTGTTGCCTCTGTCAAGGCCAGTGGTAAAGGGGGAAACCCCGGCCAGTGGTCGGCACGTAAAGCTCAAATGGTCGCCAAGCAATACAAAGCAAAAGGTGGAGGATACACATCATGAAGGGCGTAAAGCATTATAAGATTAATGGTGTTGAGTATAAAGGTAGCAATCACAAGATGTCTGATGGCACTTTACATTCTGGAAAAACTCATAGCAAGTCAAGTGTACGTTTGTATCACTATAAAGACTTGAGTAAGAAAGCAAAGGCAAAAGCTGATGGCGTTAAAACCAAGCCAAAAAAGTCTTAAGTCTTGGACGGGTCAAAAATGGAGAACCAAGAGTGGAAAACCTTCTACGCAAGGTCCAAAGGCTACAGGAGAACGTTACCTTCCAGCTAATGCTATTAAAGCTATGGGTGCTGGGGCGTATGCGGCTTCTACAGCTAAGAAGAGAGCGGATACAGCAAAGGGCAAGCAAGTCTCTAAGCAACCTAAAAAAGCGGCTAAGGCTACGAAGCCACACAGGAGAATAAAGTGAGTAAAAACTTAAACGAGAAGCAACAGATGTTTATGCAAGTCTTGTTTGACGAGGCAGGTGGTGACGTAGTGCAAGCTAAGAAGATGGCAGGTTACTCTGACACCACTGCTACTCGCCTTGTTGTAGAAGCACTAAAGGATGAAATCTTTGAGGCTACCAAGACGTACATGTCTAGGCTTGGCCCTAAAGCTGCTGTAGCTTACGGTAGTGCGCTGATGGACCCTACACAGCTAGGCGTTAAAGAGAAGATGGTAGCAGCAGGGCAGATACTTGATCGTGCTGGTGTAGTTAAGACTGAGAAGGTTGCTGTAGAAGCAAGCGGTGGTTTGTTTATTTTGCCACCTAAAGAAAGCAGCAATGACTAACTTCTTTGCTAATAACGACTTAGGCTTTTGGATGTTACCTAAGCCTGAAAAGATGAAGAGTTGGGAGCGCATACCAAGGCTAGTCAAGCCTGTACCTTGGGGGTACGAGATAGACACTGATAACGAAGGATGGCTAAACCCTATCGCTAGAGAACTGGAACTATTAGAACTTGCCAAGAGGCATTTAAAGCAATATAGTTACAGAGAAGTCTCTGCGTGGCTAACTACACAGTCAGGTAGAAGTATATCTCACATGGGTTTAAAGAAAAGAGTAGACATTGAGCGAAAACGTAAAACAGTTGCTAGAATTAAACGTGAGCTTGCCAAAAGGCTCCAAAAAGCCATCTCGCAGTACGAAACGCTTGAAAAAGAAAGGGTCGGCTACTACACCCAAGCCAGCTAAGAAAGTTTCACGTGAAACAAAGAAGGTTCCCGCTACTCCTATTGCAGCACCTTTTGATGTAGAGCAAGCACAGAACATTGTCTTTAAGCCTAACGATGGGCCACAGACAGACTACTTAGCTTCTAGTGAACGTGAAGTACTATATGGTGGAGCAGCAGGAGGGGGCAAGAGCTACGCTACACTAGCAGACCCTTTACGCAGTCTTAACCATAAAGACTTCAGTGGATTACTTGTACGTCACACCACAGAAGAACTTAGGGAGCTTATACAGAAAAGTCAAGAGTTGTATCCTAAAGCAATTCCCGGCATTAAGTGGTCAGAGCGTAAGTCACAATGGGTTACACCTAGAGGTGGTCGCATCTGGATGAGTTACCTAGATAAAGATCAAGACGTTATGCGCTACCAAGGACAGGCGTTTAACTATATAGCATTTGATGAGTTAACTCAATGGTCTACCCCGTTTGCGTGGAATTACATGCGCTCACGTTTACGTAGTGCAGCACCTGAACTAGGTTTGTACATGAGGGCTACAACAAACCCCGGCTCTGTTGGGCATCAATGGGTTAAGAAAATGTTTATAGACCCTGCTCAACCTAATGAGTCTTTTTGGGCTACAGATATTGAGACAGGGGATAGACTAGAGTATCCTAGAGGTCACACTAAAGAAGGTCAACCTTTATTTAAACGTAGGTTTATACCTGCAAGTTTATTTGATAATCCTTACCTAGCTGAAAGTGGTGACTATGAAACTATGCTTCTGTCTATGCCAGAGCATCAACGCAAACAATTATTAGAAGGCGATTGGGATGTTAACGAGGGGGCTGCTTTTTCAGAGTTCAATAGAAAAATACACGTTGTTGAGCCTTATGATATTCCTAATAGCTGGGCGAAGTTCAGAGCTTGCGATTACGGTTACGGCAGTTGGACAGGTGTTGTGTGGTTTGCCGTATCACCCTCTGAGCAGCTTGTAGTTTATAGAGAAATGTATGTCACCAAAGTTACTGCTACTGACTTAGCGGATTTGATATTAGAAGCAGAGTCAGATGATGGCACCATAAGATACGGCGTGTTGGACTCGTCCCTTTGGCATAAAAGAGGTGACACTGGCCCTAGCCTAGCAGAACAAATGATTATGAAGGGCTGTCGCTGGAGACCTTCTGATCGTTCTAAAGGTTCTAGGGTGTCAGGCAAAAATGAGATACACCGCCGTTTGCAGGTAGATGAGTTTACTGAGGAACCCCAGCTCGTATTCTTTTCTACCTGCACCAACTGCATAGCCCAGATACCAAGTATACCTTTAGATAAACGTAATCCAGAAGACGTTGACACAAACTCAGAAGACCACTTGTATGACGCATTAAGGTATGGTATCATGACAAGACCTAGAAGTTCCTTGTGGGATTTCAACCCTTCAACACAGAGAAGCGGTTTTCAAGCTGCTGATCCAGTATTCGGATATTAAATATGGACCCAGATGATTTCACAACAGACTTTGAAACTAACTTAGAGTCAGGACAGTCTTCACACATAGAGGACACTACTGAAGGCAGTATGCACGACCCTAAGACAGGTTACATAGTTAATCTAGTTATGGATCGGTTTAAAAAAGCTGAAGATGCACGTTTTACTGACGAACAGCGTTGGATGGATGCTTACCGTAACTATCGGGGTATATATAACAACGAAGTACAATTCACTGAGACAGAGAAGTCACGTGTATTTGTTAAGGTAACTAAAACTAAAACTCTTGCAGCTTATGGGCAAATTGTTGACGTACTTTTTGGCAATCACAAGTTCCCTTTAGCTATTGATCCTACTACACTCCCAGAGGGCATAGCAGAGGCAGTACACTTTGATGCCTCACCTCAAGCTGAACAAGGAATAGATGAACTAAAAGAAACCTTTACGCCTCCTATGTTTAGCTCTGACGATGCAAAGCTGCAGCCGGGAGAAACTATGGATGGCTTGCGTGAGCGACTTGGTAGCATGGCTCAGAAGTTAGAGCCTGTAGCTGATAAGCTTATTGAAGGTCAAGGTACACTACCTACCAGCATTACTTTTAATCCTGCACTAACTGCAGCTAAAAAGATGCAAAAGAAGATACACGATCAACTAGAAGAGTCAGGAGCTAATAAGCAACTACGTTTAGCTTCCTTTGAGACTGCTTTGTTTGGCACAGGTATCATGAAGGGTCCGTTTGCAGTAAATAAAGAGTATCCTAATTGGGATGATGAGGGTGAGTACAAGCCAACTATTAAGACTGTGCCATCTACTAGCCATGTATCTATTTGGAATTTCTACCCTGACCCTGACGCAGCTAATATGGATGAAGCTGAGTACGTTGTTGAGCGGCATAAAATGTCACGCTCACAGGTTCGTGCTTTAAAGGGTCGGCCTTTCTTTCGTGATAACGCTATTGATAAGTCTCTTAGCATGGGCGAGTCCTACGAGAAGAAGTGGTGGGAGCAAGCTATGGAGGATGACGCTCAGAGCGGTAAAGCAGAGCGTTATGAAGTACATGAGTTCTGGGGCTTTGTAGATAAAGATGTTCTTGAAGACTACGGTGTAGATATCCCTAAAGAGTTAAAGGACGTAGAGCAAGTAAACGTAAACATTTGGGTATGCCATAATCAAGTACTACGTCTTGTGATGAATCCATTTAAACCTGCACTTATTCCTTACTTTGCAGTACCCTATGAGCTTAACCCTTATAGCTTCTTTGGCATAGGTATTGCTGAGAATATGGATGATACACAGACCCTCATGAATGGGTTTATGCGTATGGCGGTAGACAATGCAGCTTTAAGCGGTAACATGCTTATTGAAGTAGATGAGACTAACCTAGTTCCCGGTCAAGACCTTTCTGTATATCCCGGCAAGGTGTTTAGGCGTCAAGGGGGCGCACCCGGTCAAGCAATTTTTGGCACCAAGTTCCCTAACGTGTCAGGTGAGAACATGCAGATGTTTGACAAAGCACGTGTATTAGCAGATGAGAGTACTGGCTTTCCAAGCTTTGCTCATGGTCAGACAGGAGTGCAAGGTGTCGGACGTACAGCTTCTGGCATTAGTATGCTCATGTCTGCTGCTAATGGTTCTATACGGAATGTAAT